AACTCTTCGATTTCTTCCTTCATTGTAGAAGCAAGTATTCCTTTTGCGTTTTCGGTAACAACTTGTTCCAAATTTTTCATTTGTAACAACGCTTCCTCAACTAATGATTTTTTTTCGCTCATTTTTTGTATAATAAAATAGTTTTTATTTACACTATAAATATGCCCCTAATCAAAAAAATCTCAAATGGTGATATAATAAAATAAAAAAAACCCGATTTCTCGGGTTTTAAATTATTCAAAAACTTCATCGATTTTACTTTCACTGACTGCCGTTATTCGCCAATCATGTTGAAATCCTTTGAATTTTTCGGTTACTTTAGCTTCAACATCTGTTACGCTGTAACCTTTAACTAATTTTTCTTCTCTAACTTTTTTGATTTTTCCTGAGTTTTCATCAATCAAGTCGTACTGAATTTTTGCTACAAAATATTTTTCGTCCATAATAATAATTTTATCTATATCCCAAAAAATCGTTCAATTTTCCCATTAAGTCAAGCGATTTGCCTAAACCACCATCAATTCTTCCATCTTCTTTTGATTTTTTTTCTTCTTCAAGATTTTCATCGTATTTGTGACGGTCATCCTTATTAAGGAATAGATAAGCGCCGGGTGTAGATGGATTCATAACCAAGTCAAAACAAATCATTTCATAATCATTTTGAACTTCATTGTGTTCTCCCTTTTTAGCTAAAGAACCTACACCACGTGAAGATACCCCCATCGTAACACCTTGTCTCATTAAGTTTGCTGCTACATCACCCTTAGAGGATACAATACCTCTTTCATGGAAACCTGGTGTGGTTAATAACCTTAGTTTACCCATAAGAACGTTATCATCCCACCATATATCATCAATAATGTGTGATACTCTGTCCAAATCAATCAAAGATGATTCAGGGTGATTAAGTTCTGATGTTGCCAAACCTTTAGATATTGTTTGTTTATATTTTTCAGCTTCTCTTTTAAGAATATTTTCAGGATATACACGACCATTTCTATTAGGTGTACCATACTTTTGTAGAGTTGCGTAAAATACAAATGGTTTAGAGTGGTCTAATTGTGATTTTTGTTCATTAACTAAATCAGTATCTACGGCATTTTTCATAGATATATGACCTGCATCATATTCTATCAATATTCCTTTACCTATTTCATTCGGTTTAAGTATCTTCATATTAAAATATTTATCAATAAATATTAGAATATCTCAAAGTTTTTGTTTTTCAACTTGTTTTTAGAATATTGAATGGTAAAATACTTTGATTTCTTTAAAACATTGTCGTGAACTTCTTTTAATACGTGATTTAATTCTGTTGATATATTTTCAGATTTGAACTCAATATTTTCTTTTGTAAAGAATGTAATTTCAAGATTTAAAAAACTTGCTTTATCTACTTTTATCCCACTTGTTCTTAAATCTAAATCAACAATAAAATGTTCTTTGAATAATGATTTATTGTAAACTTCTAAAACTTTATGTTTAATAGTTCGAGATATTGTCCCAACTACTCTTTCCCAATTATCCCTTTCTTGTGTGGGTGTTACCCATGTTTGTAATACTAAATAAATTGATTTTAATTCTGTCGCATCTACACTACCGTAATAGCACTTAGCATCTTGGAATAAATCCAATTTTGATGTTTTCCCTTTTTTCATTCTTTTTCATTTGTGAAATGTTTATTTGTTGTAGTGAAAAGATAATAAAAAAAAACTTATTAACAAATTTAATTTTATTTGTATATTTATATCAATAACACACATTTTTTATATGATAAAAATAATTTTAGAAAAAGGTGAAAGTTTGGAAAAAGCTTTAAAACGTTACAAACACAAAGTTATCAAAACAAAACAAATTGAACAACTTCGTGCAAAACAAGAGTATGTTAAAAAAACAACTTTGAAAAGGGAACAAATAAAAAAAGCAATATACAAACAACAAATCGCCCAAAGTAACTTTGACTAATATTTATTGGTAACAAATACCAAGAATATGAAAAACTTTATTATGAATTTACTAGGAAACGGTTCTGACGTTTCATCAAAAAGATTCGCATCTTTATTCACTTTATTAAACGTAATTATCTTAGCTTATGTTGCAACATTTACATCCAAAGATGGTGTAACACCTGAGTATATGTTTGATGCGCTTTGTTTAATTGCTGGTGGTGGATTGGGTCTTACAGTTGTTGAGAAGATTTTCTCAAAAGGTTCAGACAAAAAAGCTGAATAACAAAAAACCCCTCGAAAGAGGGGTTTTTATTTTAAAGTCCTTCTGACAATTTTTTAAGTTTGTAATATGATAAGGAATCAATTGGTGTTGATTCTATTCTTATCTTCGTTTCGTTTAATTTCTTATTTGTATCTTCATCACTTTCGTTAACAACTGAAAGTTTTCCAAGAACCTCAGTTTTCAATCTTTCAATACCTTCACTCAATTCTTCTTGTGACATTCTTAAGATTGATTTTAATTCAAACAATTCAGATTCACTTAATTGTGAATATTCTTTTGCGAATGTGTCAGCAGCCACACCAAACATAGATTCTAATGGAATGTTAACTGATTCTGTGATTGTTGATTCTTCTTTTGTTTCTGACATTAACTTCCACATTTGTTTTCTTGATTCAACCAATTTAGTAAAATCATCGGCGGTTTTTGCATAAACCATGTTATCTAATAACTCATATTGATTATCAATACTTTCTCCTAAAGTTTCAACCCAGCTGTCAAACTGCTCAAATTCACGTTTGTTACTGTTAATTGTATTTTTTATGAAATCAACTGAAAGTCCCAAAAATTCTTTCGCAACTTCTTCGTTCAATCCTTTGGTTTTCATTAAGGAACCGTATTCAACATATAGTTCACCAACGGATTTGTTGTCCCTAATAAAATCTCTAAATTCTTTTATAATTTGTTTAAAATCTTCAGTTTTGTATGTTTTAACTAAAGCATTTTCAACAATACTTTTTAATAATCCAAAATTTCTCATATCAATAAATATCTTAAGTATTTAATAATTCGTTTAATTTGGTTTCAATTTCATTAATTGATGTTCTACCTTTAGATAAATCAATTTCATCTCTACCACTAATTAAATCATCTTCCAAAATTAAATTTAAATCGTTCATTTTACTTTCAGGTGTTACTTCACCTCCAGACGGTGGTTCAGGGGACTCAGGAATATCAGGTGCTCCACCCATATCTTCAGGTCCTCCACCTATTCCGCCTAAACTACCCATATCACCACTTGGTGGTGCTCCACCCATATCGTCACCCTCAGCAGGTGGCGTGGCTGTTTCACCGGGTTTCTTACCATACAATCTATCAATATTATCAAAAATACCTGTATGAATAATTACCTCAGGTGTTTTCTGTAATTCAGCACCAACCGCTTTTTCAATTCTTTGTTGTTGGATATCCAATTTAATTTCCTCATCAGAAAATCCAAGAATGTGTTTTTTAGCCCATGTTGTTGATACTGCTTGAATACCGTTGCCTGGGTCAGAAACCGCTTCTTTGTAAAGTGTAATTTTTTCTTTCCAATTCTCAATCTTTAATAAATCAGCTTGAGTTGATGGGTTTGTTAATCCTAATGTAAAGTTCGTTAATTCATCTTCGAATCCAAGAATAAATAAGTGAATAATTGCAATCTTATTTAGTTCCTGAATCATAGATTTTTGAATTCTATTTATAGTTCTAGCAAAACGAATATCTTGTAATGCCAAGTTTTTACCATCACCAACAACTTCTTCAAAACCTAAAAATGCTTTTGGTACACGAAGAGCTGTTAATAATTTCTTTTGGATGTATTCAATATCGGCAATTTCTGAAAGGTTCTGTGCTCCCGCCAATGTTTCAATAGGACTTGTTTGAGCTGGGTCACGAACAGGAATGAAATAATCTTGGTCAACCGCCATTTGGTTCATTCTTAAGTCAACGTTACCAGTCTTTGAATCAACAACTTGGTCTCTCTTAAACTTATTGGCGATTCTTTGGATGTATGGTTCAACGTCCTTATCATCCATATTACCAACATATACTTTAAATACACGTCTTTCAGGTGCTCTTGATGTTCTATACACCAACATAGCATCTTCAGATAATAATAACTGTTTCCAAGTACGTCTTGCTTTTTCTAACATAGCGGTACCATAAGGAAGTTTTCTATCATCACCTAACAAACGGAAGTGAGCCACCTCCCAAGTATTCATTTCCATATCTTTTACTTTCCATACGAATTTCAAAGATTTTGCATCCTCAGTTGTATTATGTGATGGTTTGATTTTCATACCACGTTCCAAACGTTCAATTTCAATGTTTGGAAGTTGCTGACAACCCATAATACCTTTTTCAGAATCTAATTTCAAGTAAACAAAGTTATCACCATACTTACAAGTGTTTCTTGTCCACATTGGTAAGTTGGTGTTAATATCCAATCTGTTATTAAATAAATCCGCTAATATTCCCTTAATTCTATTTGATTCTGAATATATTTGTAGAATATATCCATCTTCATTTGTTGTTGTTGATTCTTCAGCGTAGATATCTAAAGCTGCGGAAATTTCAGGAGTGTATTCCATTGATTCATAATCATAATATGATGCCAATCTTGTCGGTTCATAATAAATTGCCTGTGAATATAAATTATTTTCTACTTTACCCCATTGTTGACCAAGATACATTGTCTGTTGAGCTTGGAGTTTTTCCTTCTCAAATTCTTGCTTATCTGTGGTTTTTAATAATTCCTTCTTATCAAATTTATAAACTGGAGGCTGTTGACCCAAAGTTGAGTCGGGACCAAAGACTTTGGTAAGTCGTTGCCATATGGTGAAATTGTCTGCCATCCCTCTAAATATAGTATCTTTTTTTTATGAATAAACTTTATCTTCTACCGAATAACCATAAATACTGTTCATAATCCTTTTTTGTTGGATTTGATGAAAAAGCATCGTTATATCCTGTTGGTGATAAAACAGGCATTCCCGGATTAAATTGTGTTATTTCTCTATTTGTACTGTCGTCAGCTACGGTCCAAGAGCTTAACATAGCCTTTGTTTGTTCATTAACCTTTTCAAGTTGATTATATGCGTTTTGTCCAACATATAAAGCCATTGACATTGACATAATTAAATCATCATGTTGCCCTTTCATGTGGTCAGGTCGTCCGTTTATATAAACGTACGTATTCATCTCACCAAGTAACCTAGCAGAATACAATTTAAATCCATGTCTTAACGCTTCCTCAAACGCAGCAATAATTTGAACCCTTTTACCATTAAAGTTTATACCCGGTATTTTTTCATTAGACTTAACAGTTGACTCCCAAATATTACCATAATTAATTCCATCAACATATAAGTTTTTATAACCCAATTCTTGTAATTTTCTTGATGTTGAAACTCCCATACCACCCGTAATATCAATAACAATAAACGCATCGTAGTAATTTCCCCACTTATAAGCAATTTCAGCCGCAACATCAGGAGGAAGTTTTCCAACATACTCGGCAACTTGTTCCCTTTCGTCAAAATCGATAACTTGAAATGATGTAAAATCCTCAGAGTCACCTCTTGATACGTCCATACCCATGATATATCTATGACCAACAACTGGTTCTTTCCAAATCCATAGTTGATTTTGAACCATCTTTGATTCAGGTTGACGAACCATTTCAGTTCTAATCTTATCGGTTAATTGTGCGTCAAATACGTTATCTCCCGAACCTAAAAAGTTACATTCCAACTCCTGAGAAATTTTTCTCTTATCAAATTTTAACTTTTTGGCCATAGTTTCAAACCAACCAGAACTTACTTTGTAACCATCATCCATTAATTTTTTGAAATCACCAAAATTTCTTTGACTTGTTGGTACACCATCAAAACTAATAATCTCAGGGTTGGGGTATTCATCACGATTTAAAAAATAGTGAATTAAATCTTTGACTTTAATAAAGTATAAATCTTTAGTATATCTTGGGTCTCTCCACCAATACATTTCAGTAACTTTAAAACTATTCATTCCTTTAATAGCCTGTTCATAGATACTGTAATAGATTGCATCATATCCGTTTGGTGTTGAAATTACAATAACTTTACCACCTGTTGATAACGAAGCCATACAAGCAGCCCAAAAATCATCATTAGCTTCAATGTATGCCGCCTCGTCAAATATCAATACGGTAGGGGTATAACCACGAAGTGCATCAGGTGAAGTTGCAACCGCTTTGACTTCACACCCATTTGATAATTTAAAGTGTCTTTGTGAATTCTTTTCAGATGAAAATGATACCCCCATCCAATTTGGCCACTGCTCCGTAAACCCTCTAATTTTATTAGCAAATTCTACCGCAGTATCTAATTTGTTGGCAATTACAAGAATTTTTTCAGGTTTTTGCTTGTTTGCAAATACCACTTTTTTAGAAGCCCAAGCAGCAGTAACTGTTGATACACCGGCTTGACGATATTTTAAGGCAATGTTTTCCTCGTAGTTGTCATAATCTTCTACTAAGGTTTCTTGGTCCGGAAATAAATCTAATGGAACAAATTTTGACTGTGTGTTGTCATACGTTTGTAAATAATTTCTTAAAGCGTATGGAGTGTTTTTGACACACTTAGCATATTCTATAAGGGCTTGTTCTTTTGTGATACTCATCCCTTATAAATACTCCGTTACTTGGTTGGCGGAGTATCAATACCTAAATCACTCAAGAAACTCAAGTCAACATCATCGTCATCATCATCGTCAGATGGATAACCCATAGTGTCGTCATCGTCATCATCTTCATAGTTTGAACTACCTAAAATTTCTTCTAAATCTTGTTTGTTTAACTCATCAATGATTTGGTCAGCAATACGTTCCATTTCAGTATACGCAGTTGCATCACCCTTATTAACTCTTTGGGCTAATGATGTGAATTTGTTTTTTGGTAATTTAGAAAACTCTCTGAAAATTAAACTTTGAACAATCTTCATGTTGTCTTCTAATACTTTTGCAGGATATGTTTCCAACAATTTTTCCCACAAATATGTACCTGTGATAATATCAAATATTTCGTTTACTAATGTATCAGCAGTTTGTTTAACCATTTGAGCCTGAATTGGGTCAGTTGGTAAAGATGCCGCACCTAAAATATCGTAATAACCTTTAATTAATTCATGAACCAAAATTGGGAACATAACTGCCTTTGCTCTAACAACAAAATTACCTGTATATTCACCGTCTTCATCCTGTTCCATTTCTACTTCTTCAGAACCACCCATATTTTGTCCTGCTGCCGCCATTTGTTGCACCATTTCAGGTGGTAATAACCAATACAAATAATCGTTCATCGCCATCAATGCACCATACTTGTTAGTAATACCAGGTTCCATTTCTTCCAACGAATCTCTGATTAATTCAAACATAAAGTGACCCTTTTTAGCGGCACCTTGAATAATTGCGTTCATAAATCTACGTTTTGCAACCATGTAATCAAAGTTTTCAAACGCATCTACAAATTCTTCTAAATCTTCACCTGAATCTTCAAATGCTAATTCAATATCTTCAGATGAAAACTCTTCAGGTTCTGCTTGGAAATTTTCATTCCCCGCTTCACCCATTCCAACCAACTTAGGGTCAAATTGTATAAATTCGGCATATTTTGGGTCAACCAATTCATTTGATACTAAATCTTT